TGTCGGGGTGGGCGTCGGTGTCGGTGTGCCGCCGGTATCCGCACCCAGATCCTGCCACAGGCTAGGCGTGGCGGCCGGGTTCCAGCCTGCGCCGGCGTAATCCGTTTGCGTGACCAGCGCTTTGTAATCGTGGCCGTTGTAATAAACGATAGTGCCAACGGTGTAGGTGCCACCGTCTTGCCAGGTCGGGTAGGCGGCCAGGGCGTACGACGCAGCCAAAGCTGCGGGCAGGATGGCCCATGCCATCCGGTTGATGCGCTTCATAAACATCTCCATCCATAAGTTGATTTGATATCGAACGGGCGCTTTTGCGCCTCTGGGTACACGACCAACGCCTTGTTCAAGGACGCTGGCTACAGCGGTTGACACGGTTTGCGTAAAGCACCACGAACGGATGCGTTGGCGCTTATTAATGAGGACGTAACGACTTACGTCAATGTTGCCTTGTGTTGCGTTGCGATGACGCGACGGATACGCAACAACACGATGGCATCCTTGTTTACGCCGCCGCTGGGCGAATGCAAGCACCAGGGCAATCCAGGCAAAAAAACAGCTGCCAGACCCGGCCAGAAATTTTTTTCAGAATTACCTTAAATACCCCTCCGCACGCCCTTGTTAGCCTTCCTCGTCCTGCGGGAAGACCGGGCTCACCCGGCACCGGTTTGCGCTGTGCTCACAGGCAGCCCGGGCCCACGCGGGATATGGCAGAGGCTCCCGTGTTCCGCCCTCCGACTTGCACAACTGGCACTGCAAGGCGGCGGCAAATCTCAAGAGAATTCCCATGATTCTGAATGTTCGTGCTTTGCGTTTGTCCTTGCTGGCCGTGGGCGTGCTTGCCTTGTCCGCATGCGGCGGCGATAACGATAACGTCACTGTGGTCAAACCCACGCCTAAGCCCACGCCTAAGCCCGTGGTCGTGCAACCGTTTGTGCCGGGTAAGAATGCGGGCTATCTATTGCTGTCCGGCAATCTGTTCAGCATGGGCGTGTTAAGCACCGCGGCGCAGGACGCCGCAGGCGGCTACCGCGCGCTCGGCGATTACACCATTTCGACCCAGACCCGGGTCACTGATGTCGCCAGTACGGCCCAGTTTGCCTTGGGTCAATGGCTGGATGGCACGTACACGTTGAAGGGGGATACCCGCGCCATCGGCGACGGCATAAGCTATGTGACCTACAACAAGATATCGTCGTTCGGCGCCAACGCCGTCCTCACTTGCGCCCCCAATTTCACTACCCCTTGGAGCAACAAGGCGAAAGGCAGCATGACAGGCACCGCCAAGCTCAATATCAATGCCGGCGTGGCGAATGCGAGGTGCAGCTGGCGCTGGTGGGCGCCGATAAAGCGCGCGTGACCATCAGCGGTGCCGCCACGCTGCAGCGGACAACCCGGCCAACTGGGGGCAACTCCTGGGCGGGGGGAATGGCACTACCGCCGGCCTGATCGTGGCAGAAGGCGTCGCAGGCGGTTACACGCTGGTGGCACCGTGGAAAGCGTCGTCGGCACTGCCCCGTATGCGGGCATTGCGGTGTTTGCCTGCAAATAAATACTGACTGGAAGGGCGCTGCGTGCGCCGCACTCGGCGTGGCACCAGGCGACCCTGACCGCACCGCAGAAAACACAAGGCCCTGACTCCCATCAGGGCCTTGTGTTTGGGTCTAGCCTTGCAGCGGCCGGGCAGACGTCTTCGCTATCGTTGGTCCGGCTGGGCGCTTGGGCCGGATGCCGGCTCAGCAGCACAATCCGGTCCAGTCATCCCGCTTTTAAACGCGATGACCAGCCTGCGGCGCAACAGTCGGGCCCCGGTTATTTGCGACGGCGCATCCGTGCTGCGGTGGCGACCAGGCCCAGTCCCAGCAGCGCCCAGGTTTCTGGTTCGGGCACCGGGTCGGCCGCTTGAAACCACTGCGAGGACGAAACGCCGAAGGTGTACTTGTCGCTACTCTGGTTCAGGGCTGGCACATCAAACACCCACCCGCCCTGTTCCACCGCATTGAGCGGTAAAAAAGGTGCCGATTGAGCCGTTGGGGAAGTCGATATCGATCCCTTCCACCCATCCATTGGGTACGTAGCCCGACAACAGAACCTCACCCCAAGGATGGTCGCCGGGCGCCGCTGTGCCGGTTAGTGTGCTGTTAACTTGATAAGTCAGCGTTACTTTCCCTGCTTTGCCGCCGGTATGCAGGATCTGTTGGACCCCGCTGGCGAGCTGAGTACTTCCCCCGGTACTTGTATAGGTCACATCAAAGCTGCCGCTTAGCGCGTTTGCGTCAAGTTGGTAACTAAGAGTTGTATCGCCGCTTACATCGGTGATGCTGTCGGGTCCGCCCGTGTGGTACGTGCCGTCATTGTTCCACACCACGTTGGGCGCGCCTTCCGTGGTCAAGTCTGGCGTGAACGACCACGTGAATTTGATTTCGGTGTTGGCGGTCAGGACCTGGGCGTGGGCAGAGGCTGCCGCCAGCAACAACAGGGCGGCGGATACTTTGGCAAGTCTGGACATTTAAATCTCTCCGGTTCAATGATTGCTGTCTGCGCAAGTAAACAAAAAAATGTTTACCGGGTAAACAATAGTCAATGGAGGGAAAGATGCAGGCAAAAGTTAGTAGCTTGCCTGACGCCGTATCGACGGATCATGCCCCTTGCATCGTCTGTGGCTACACGAGTCGTGGCGGAATGCCGGGGCGGCAGTGACGATGGCTAAGCGGCACGCAGACCGGGTTATTGTTGCAGCCAGCAGAGCGAGCCCAAACAAAAAAGGCCACCTCCTCGCGGAGATGGCCTTAAGCATAACTATTTGAATCAACTGCATTATTTCTGGTGCCGCCGGCAGGAATCGAACTCGCGACCCCCTGATTACAAGTCAGGTGCTGTAATCAAAATAACGCTCTGATAAATATCGCTTTTATCAAAGTGACCCCTCTAATATGGTTGAAGTCCGGAAAGCCCGTGAGCAAGCAATTCCGTGTGGCAAAACGCACTTATTAGAAGATTTTTTTGCAGGGCACGCCCCGTGAGGAAAGATGAAAAAAAGCGAGGATTCGTCCTCGCTTCTTGTTTTTTTACGCTATTCGTTCGCCGTGCCCCGTCGCACGCGCCGGCGATCGTAGGTGCTGTTAATGGCATGGTCTGACCGGTGTCCCGAGATATTCTTGGGATCCTCGCCACGATCCAGCTTGGCGGTTATCGCCTTCGCGCGCATGTCATGTAGCGTAAAACGAATATTGCCCGCTGCAACCCATGCAGCCATCACGCGTTGGATCAGCGTTTTGAAGCCTTCAACTGCATAGGGCTGACCATCGTGTCGCGCAAAAAAGTGCCAGGCTGCGAACCGGACGCGGCAATGCCTTTGCTGCAGACACCGCGGCGCGCAGGCGCGGTGTCCATTGGACTTCCACCTGTACGCCGGTCTTCTGCTGCCGGAAGAGAATACCGCTCTCGGAAATGTCGGCTAATGTAACTGCTAAAAGGCTTTGCCGCCGTTGGCTGGTCAAGTAGCCGATCTCGACAACGGCCGCGACCAGCTGGGCACTATAAAGCGGTTCTTCTGCCACCCGTTTCCGCGCACGCGAAGGATCTTTATGAACCGCCAGATCGCCGATCTTTAATGCTCTGGCGAATTTCAGGAACCGGTCCAGCTCATCGTCTGAAACCAGCCTGTCACGGGGGCGTTCCTTGTTTCGGCCAATGCCTCGGCAAGGATTGCTTTTAACAATGCCATGCCGCATGGCATGGGAAAATGCAGCGGACAACAATGCCTTTTCCCGATTCCCGCTGACGGGGGCTCCCTGCTGCTTTCGGCTCTGCAGGTACTGCCACACGTGATGAGGCTCTACTTCTGCGGCAGCAAAGCCGTCGAAGGCGGCCTGCAGCAAAGGCGAGTAGCGTTCGTATTCTGTCCGCGTTTTCAGCGTCAATTCGGTGTTGTCGGCTAGATATTTATTGATGATGCCGGCTACGGTGGCCACGTTTGCCTGGCAAGGCGTCACCAGCTCAGCATATTTTCGAAGTGCATCGGTGTAATCGCGAGACAGGCCCACCCATTTGTTTTCCGGGGTCACAAAATAATAACGCCCGGATTTCAAATACATCCGTTCAGGTAGGTGTCTATCTTTAGATCGGGCTCGGCTCATGATTTCTTGTTGCGTGAGGCCACAAGTGACAACTGACCGACGTTGATCTGTCTTGGTGTCTCTTTAGCGTGTTCGTCGGTAGTCAGCGGCAAGCCGCACATGGCATTCTCGATGGCCTTCCGGCTTACAAGTGGAAAGCCCATGCTATTGAGCAGAAACGGCACGCGGTTTGCGTCAAGCCATCGGCACAAGCGAGATTTGTTTTTTGTAGCCCACAAGCCGACGAAGCTCGTCGGCTTCCAGCCAAAGCATCTGCGTGTCCATCACGCCCCCGGCCTTTTCGCGCGCTTGCATTGATGAACTGACACGCTTGTTATACAAAAGGTAGCAGTTGTAACGGTCATTGATATACCTCACGGTGTTGGCGCTCGATGGCCCGGTCTTCGTTGTTCCAGCGTGCCAGTCGCCGCGCGCGTTGTTCGGCTGTTTCGATGGGGCTGGCGGGCTTGGCCTGCCGCGTTTGTTTCAACGCACGTTGCCAGTCCGTGGCCGCGAGTCCGGCCGATGATTTCGTTTTGCTCATGCGGCTCCAGTGCCAGGCCATGTTGCCGGGTGCGATCCGGCTGCAGCGCCAGATATTCAGGGTTTAGCTCAGCGCCTAACCAGCGCCGGCCGAGTTGTTGTGCGACGTGCGCGACCGTGCCTGTGCCCATAAAGGGGTCGAAGACGATGTCGTTCGCTCGCGATCCCGCAAGTACGCACGGAATGACCAGCGCCTCAGGCATAACAGCAAAGTGGGCACCGGCAGACCGCGCAGTGGGTACCGACCAGACGCTTCGCTTGTTCCGGATCTCGGCCGCGCCAACGGCCCGCATCGGCCGTTTTTTTCTTGCTCCGCCATTCGCGCGGATTGAGCCGTTTGCTGATCAATTTCCTGGGCTACTCGGACAGCAGTGCTGGTGGCCACCGGCTCGGCAATGGCGCGCTGATCAAAGTGGTACCGCTCGGACTTAGTTAGCAAGAACAAGTATTCGTGAGCTTTCGTGCAGCGGTCGGCAACGCTCTCAGGCATCGGATTGGGCTTGTGCCAGATAATGTCCTGCCTTAGCCACCAGCCCGCCTCTTGAAGCGCAAACGCGAGACGCCAAGGCTGGCCAATAAGATCTTTGGCTTTGAGTCCGTCGACCTTGCGATCGCTACGCGGGATGATTGCGTCATCGCGTCGGCGAGATGCAACCATGGACATGCGCGCTGCTTTGGCCGCGTTCTGATTGCGCCTGCTGCCTTCCAGTGTGCTGCCCGAGTCGGGGCCGCTGCGGCTGCCGGCGTAACTGTCGCCCATGTTCAACCAGAGCGTGCCATCGTCAGTGAGCAGCTCTTTGCAGAGGTCGAAAACCTCGACCATGTTCGCGATGAAGTCGCCAATGGTGGGCTCCATGCCGAGCTGGCCGGGCATGCCGTAGTCGCGCAGCCCCCAATAAGGCGGGCTTGTGACAATGCATTGAACGCGAACACCAGCCTCAATAAGAGAGCGCATCACGTCGCGGCAATCGCCTTGAAGGCAGACGTTCATTGCTGTCCCTGTGTCGAGAGCGGCGCTCATGACCGATGCTCCAGGGTTAGCTGGTGCATAAGGGCGGCGGCTTTTTCCGCAGATGATCCGACGGCTTGAGACAAACGCACCTGGCGGCCAGCCTCTTGGCCGGAACGGGCCGCTGCATAGTCGGCGCTGCTTAATTCGCGCTCTGCATTGCGATCCTTTGGGTCCAGCAGGCCGCGCACGGGGTAATGAATCGCCTTGTATGCAGCAATCGCATCGGTCTGCTGGGTGCCGGCGAATTCACGCACGTGCTCGCGCAGGCCCACGACGAATTGCTCGCAAAACAAATCGCTCGCGCCGTCTTGCGCCTTGGACGGAGCCGGGCGCACAGCGGTGATCGGAGCAATTCCGTTCTCGCTAATTTGATTTTTTTCTGTTAAGAACTGCAAACGCGTAGGTTGCAATTTCTGCCTGGATAGCCGGCCCTATGAAGAGCCACGCCCCGGGTTTTCCTCGCGTATGGCTGTGGACGGCGTCGCATGCGAACGCCTTGCCAATGGTGGACGCCAGATAACTTTCCCAGCGGGCCGGGTTTTTTGCGCGCGTTTGACGGGGTGCTCATTTCCGTGACTTCGGCCGCAAGTAAGTCGCGTCATCAACGCCAAATTTCTCCATCAACGCTTGGGCCTGGCGCAGTGCCACGCCGGCTTCGTTTGCATTGCCGCCCTTCGCCAGCGCCATGCATTTGCGGATTTTTTGCAATTGCCGATTGCTTGTCCATTAGACGACCTCCGCCGTGACGAACAGATCAGCCTGGCGATGCAGGGTCTCGATCGTTCCGTAGTTCATGACATTGCGATCAATCAGATTGCGTGCGAACGCATGCTCTGTTGCGTGGCCACCGTGGCCATGACCGGGCCGGGTCAATTGCCAGATTTCACCGCCAAGGGCATGCACAAAGTGCGCTTCGGCGTTGGCCACGTTGGCGAGCTCGCCCGGGTTTACGCGCACGTCGCTGATCACAACGGCGCGGCCGGGCAGTACATCAAGGCGGTCTTGCATGGCATCGATGAAGTAGTGGGGGTTCGTGGCGCGGCGGTAGTCGCCCCATGCCTGCATGGTCTCCCGAGGGAGCGAGCGTGCGGAGTAAAGAGAGCGGGCGCTAACCCGCCGCCATGCTTCCCGTAGATGTAACCCGTATGTAGAAACCAGTCGATGAACGCTTCGTCGCGGCAATAAACCAGGGCGAGCTTGGGTAGCGGCGTGTCTTTGGTCTGGCGCTCCAGTAGCAGCTGCACCGGCACATCGTATGCGTCGCAAATTTCGGCGCGCAGCTTGTCCGCAAAAGCGAGCTTGGTGAAGCCGTGCTTAGCCACCAGAAAATCGGCGACAGTGTCTTTGCCGCTACCGGCCGGGCCAGTCAGGCCGATCAATTTAGTCATGGGTGATTTCCTCTTCGCTGTCCAGGGCATTCCACGCGGCGCGCCAGAACTTTTGCTGCACGATGGCAGCGACCGCGTATACCGCGAGGATGTAGGGCGCTTGCATCCAGCCAGTTTGTGTTTCGTGGATCCAGTTGAGGCTGGCCAGCACGGCCAGAACCAGTAATGCCTGGATGGCGACGCATCGAGCGGGGCTAAGAAGGATGTTCATGCGGCCGCCCGTTCGCCATCGTCTTGCGGCGGAAGCTGGATCGTCTTGCGCGCCTCGTATTGCACGCCGTGCCGGTCCATCGGGTGGATCGTCCAGCCGCGCTGTTTCCAGCCGCCGAAGTCAATGTCAAGCAGGCCGTCGCCTTCGCTGCGCAGGCGCACGCGGATCGTGTGGCTTGTGGTCATGCCTCGGTTCTCCTGATCGGCATGTCTGCATTGCCGGCGGTCTGGATCGCGACGATTGCACGCGCCAGCTCATCGCGAACGGCGTTCGTTAGGTAGCCGCCGTCATCCTGTGCCAAGTATCCGATGGCGGTGCCGATCCGGCGTTGTGCTTCGATAAGGTCGCAAATGTGTGCGCAGTTGGGATGGTTCACGGCTTGCTCCGACGGGAGTGCGTGGGTAGCGGCAAGGGTCGTTAGCTGGGAGTGCGTCGTGTCACCGAAACCGGGGACCCTTGCCGCTGGCTTGGTGACGGATCGAAGTATAGAAAATCTATACTTTTAATGTCAACAAAATCTATACCTAAAGACTGCAGACGTTAAAAAGCCCCGGCGAGGGCGGGGCTAGATGTTGGGGGTCAGAGCGGGGATTCGGCCGGCGACGAACTATTGTTATTGACGGTCAATTCAAGCTCTTCAGGGAGTAACACATCGGGGCGATGAGCTTTCGCGTGTCGCGCGAGAAGGGGATGAGCTTTTGGCACCGGTTTAGGGTTTGAAACCGCCCAGACCGGGAGAGGTGTGCCGGCAACGCATAGCAGCCGGTCGCCTGAGGAACTGCGGATCGTAGCGCCTATTGAAAATTTATTGTCACCCAAATGGCAATAAGCTTGCGATATATCAGACTCCAGACTGCGTGCGGGTCGGGCCGAAAGATAAGCCCTCCCATTCCACCCAGACACAGAGCAAATGTCCCGATCGAGAGGAGGCCGGGCCAGCTTCTGCGCGGAGGTGCTTGCCAAAGCTCAAGGTGGCCGGGCTTGGTGGGGCAGGCAGCGCGATTCTCTCAAGCTCGTCGTGCAAGAAATCTTTAGCGGGCCGGAAATGGCGTTTCTGGAATTCTCGCATGTTTGCGAGGCCCAGATGGTTGAGAAGCGGCCCGTATCCTACTTGCACGGGGCAGCCCTTAGCTGTCGCCAACTCTTCAACAAGTTGCCTGATTTCCCGGCGCTGGTGACGGCTAGCGAGTTCTGTCCCGGAGGCATCGAAGCCGTCGGCATAGAACGTTACGGAGTTTGTGGCATTGGCTGTATTGCGAGGGGCGTGGTCATAAGAATTCCCGTTTACCAATTGACCGACGTCGTTTACCGCTTGCTCATTAATCATAATGCTTACAACGAAGTTTACTTTTTTTGCTTTTATCAAACGTGAATGTAGGGTTATGTACATTACCGGTTACAACCTGCCCGACATTGCCAGCTACGTGCTGAATGCCGATTGCACCAGCGATTGGCTGCGGCGGAGACAGGCCCGGTGGGAGCAGGGTTGCCCCTGAAATTCTATATATCGCAACGATTTGGCCGTAACTCGGCTGGTGGCGCCCATTTTCCCACGCAGAGACGTTTGCCTTCGTTACCGAAAGCATGTCGGCCAAACCTTGTTGCGTAAGGTTAGCTTGCTGACGGCAAGCAAGTATCCATTCATTAAGTTCCATGCCGTAAGCGTAAAGATTTTCTAACCGCGCGTGGTCTAGGTTTTCTTTACTTTCAGCATGCGCCTCCAATTTTCTCTCCATGTATAGAAAATGTTGACCTTGCTTGTATAGTTTTTTCTATACTTCGCGAATGGAAAATCCGATTGATACCGCGACCCAAATTATGGGCTGCTCGGCGGCAGCGCTGGCGAAAGAGCTCGGCGTTACTAAAAGCGCCATATCTCAATGGCAACAGCCTGGGCGACGGGTGCCCGCAGAGCATGTGCTTCTGCTTGCGCGCTTTACAGGCTTTCGCTTAACGCCGCACGAAATTCGCCCAGACCTCTATCCCAACGCTACTGACGGGCTGCCGCCCGCCCCTGATCTCGCGTTATTGATGGCGGAGCGGAGAGCTTTGCCGATAGACGACAGGGGGTCCCGGAGCGGCGTCGCGCCGCCCGCAGATCTTCAGGGTCGTGATGCAGTTACCTCCGTGAGCGCATTACCAGGTGCGCTGACGTTTCGCCGGGTTGCCGCCCGGTGTTTTTTTTATGACCGCAAGGCTACCTCCCTCAGGTAGTGCTGCAAACACACAAGAAAACCAAAAGGTGTAAGGCATGAGTCTTTCAGAAGCGGCGCGTACCGATATCGCGCTCTGGCCGGGCAATCAGGAGAGTCTTTCGCAAGCCATGTACGGCAGCGCGCACACACTGCGCCACAAGTTGTCCGGCTACCGTGGGATGGTCTTCGGCCTCAATGAGGCGCTGGAGCTTATGCAGCTTACTCAGGGTCGCGAAACCATCCGGGCGTTGGCGCGCGAAGTGGGAGGCGTGTATCTGGATGTGCCGGGCGCCGAGATGCAGGTGGGAAACGAAGAATTGCACGTCGCGCTATTGCGAGTAACTGAGCGCATGGCGAAGCTGAGTGTTGAAGTGCATAAGGCGTTGATCGACGACGCCCAGATCGACTCGGATGAGAAGCGGCGCATTGATGCAGCCATGCACGAGCTGACCGAAGAAATCCTGCGCTACGTCGCTTTGGTTTACCGGGTTTACGGCAATCGCGATGTGCAGGACGACATGTTCAAGGGGCAGCGATGAAGTCGCCTTATTACTGGGAAACGCAGGCGCTTGAGCATTGTGGCCCGCTGGCGGCGCGGCTCTACCGAAGCGGCTTGTTGAAGCTGCTGGATGCCAGCGATGGGCACGTTCGGGGGCCTCGACGTCTGGTGCTGACCATGCTGGTCTCGGAAGTGGGGCCGGTGGCGCGGCGCGGGCATTTGCAGCGCCCGTTACAGCATGGCGAACTGGTGCGGTTACTCGATCAGCTCGCACTGGCTGGACTTCTGGAAAGCCATGGCGACGCGGAAGAGCTTGACCTGCTTCTGGTGCATCGCGCGCCGTTGGTGGCCGCATGATCGACATCCTTTTAAATATCGAAGAGCAGGAGGCGCTTGCCGAATGCTCGCTGGAGGCTCGCAGTTTGTACGTGCTGGGCCTGCGCTCTCGTATGGACATCAGTAGCGGCATGGTGGGAACCCGCAGCGCCGTGTCCTATTTCAGCCTTGCCACCGATATCCAGTACAAGCCGCCGCTGGGTTCAAAGCGTCCAGGGTTCTTTCCGAATCTTCGCAGATGCGTTCTTTGCTGGACGAGCTCGAACGCGTGGGGCTGGCCAAGCGCTATTCACTCGTTACCAAGGATGAAAAGCAGCTTGCTGTTTTGCTATGCCTGGCAACTCGCGGACAGCCACGTCCTCTGGATGAGCGTCAGATGAACGCCAACCATGACCGCCAGCCGCAAAGTGGCGTGGAATATGGCTTTCAAGGCAGTGACCGTCACGCTCGCCCAACCGATGAGCGTCAGATATCTGAAGTTCAGAGTACTTCTATTACACATTCATCTCTATCAACAACTGCAGTAGAGGAAAACAGCTTTTCTGAGAGAGATGAAAGCGTAATACCTGAGCTACCGAAAACGCAGATGCAATGGGCTCGCTTAATGAAAATCCTCGGGTTCGAGACGAGCGCGCTGTCGGCAGGCTCGCTGGCCATCTACGACCAGTGGATCAAAACCGGTATCCAGGCAAAACAGGTGCAGGCGGCAGCGGCCGTCACCGCGAAGCGCGGTGGGCAGTCCGTCCAATACGTGGACAAGGTGTTGCAGACGGCGGCACAGCGTGGGCGTGAAATGGAAGGTGGCGCCTATGAAGAAACACCGGGCAAGCCTTGGTTCATGTCGCATGCGGGCGTTCAGGACTTTGCCATCCGCAACGGCATCACGCGGCTGGACGATGAGCAGCCGCAAATGTTTTTTGCAGCGAGTCTACAAGGCCGCCAATCTCGGCGAGGCTGAAATACGAATGGCGACGCAGGGCTCGCCTTTTAGCGGGAGGTAAACAGAATGGCGCGACGCAATCCTTGGCTGCGCCCGGCCGGTGCCGACGGCCTGATTCCGGTGGTGGTGCTGTGGAATCGTTTTGCGAGTCTGTACGGCAGCGCCTGGCGCGAGCTCTTTGCGGAGGAAGCAGCAAAGGTGGCGTGGCAGGAAGAGGCGGCGGCTCTGTTCTATGAGCGCGGCATCCGTTGGAACATGGTCAAGACCGCACTGGACGCCTTACGGCAAGAGGTGCGCGCCGGATCGCAGCCGATAGGGCTTGCTGAATTTGCAGACCGCTGCCTGCCTGTCTTCGACTTTGAAGGCGCGTTTTACGAGGCGCAGCGCCAGTCCGTCAAGGTGGCGTATGGCACCTCGGTGTGGTCGCATCCGGCCATTTACTGGGCGGCTTATGACCTCGGCTTTACAAGGGTGTACGCAACAAAATGGTCGCGCCTGAAGGGAGAATGGGTGCGGGTATTGAGTGATCGGCTGCAGGGCGCATGCCCGGCAATCCCGGATAAAAAGGAGGAACCTGTATACCGGCGCGGCGACGCCGGCGTGGCAAGCGCGGCAGTAAACGATCTACGCAAAATGCTCGCAGCAGCTGGCGCCTAGATCGATAAAACAAAGCCTGGCAATGACCGGGCTAGGAGGCCCTCTGGTAAATAAAAAAGTTGTTGGGGGCGCAATGCAACAAGCTGTAGAACTGTTAGAAAACTGGGCTGCTCATTTTGGTTATCAAGGTGGGCGTACATATGGTTCCATCGGGCAGTATCTGACCCCGGAAGAACGGGCGCAGGCGAGCAAGACATGCAAGCCGCAGCGGTTAAGCGAGGCGGACGCGCTTAGGGCTGATGCGGTGATCGCGACATTGCGGCAGAGCAATATTTACCAGTCGTTCGTTGTGCTGCTGGAAAAGCACTTCATGTTTCGCGCGGATCAGCGGCGTACGTGCCAAAAGGCGGGCATCGGATGGATGAATACCAGCCGCAGGTAGACAAGGCGGTTGGGATTTTTTTGGATGCAGTGGCAAATCTTCGCTGAAGTTCCGACCAAAATGATTCGCGTAGGTGTCTTGAACAATCGCTTGACAGCGAAAAAAACCGATCGCTAATCTTGCCGCCACAACTTGACCACCGCTTCGGCGAGATAAGACCCGGCTTCGGGGGCTTCTCTACGTCCAAAGCAGCCAAAGCCTCGCAGCGAAAGCTCCGGGGCTTTTTTTTCGTTTTTTTACCATTTGCTTCTGCGGCGCGGCCGGTGACTTACCAAGCCGGCAGCGCCGCGTGATGGGTTAGCACATGTTCTTGCCGAACCAATCGCCTTTAGCGAGGTATCGAATCACCACGCGTCCTTGATCAGAATGGCATCGCGGTGGAATCCGACATATCCGCCGTAGGAATTCTTTGCGTTATATGTGTAGCAGACAAGGTAGCCGGCTGTCATTGGACTGCCAATGCTCTTAATCCACGCCTGTTTGGGGTGGCTGATTTCCCGGTAGATAACGGAGGCGGGGTCTTTCAAGGTGGCTTCAAGATAAGACTTAGTTACCGATTCATAGTCATCCGGGAAAAAACCGTAGTCCAGATTGGATAGTTCTTCGGCGCTTGGTTGAGCGCAGCCCGCCAATGATGCAACCACCAGAGCCGCAAAAAAAGATTGATCGTTTCATTTTGAATTCCGCTTTTTTTTAATAAGTACACATGCCTTTTTTAAGACGGGCGCAAAACTAACGCGGATGGCGGCGGCGCTCAATAGCGGACGTGCAAAAAAAGTTCGCCGGGTGTTGCGCCTAAGACACGCGAGCACAAATCGTATAAGGCCCCGCCTGGAGCGGGGCTTTTGTTTGCCTGCGATCCATCAACAAGGATGCCTATGAATAACCACCAGATCGAAAGCGAAATCAACGCCAAAGGCCTGACCGCGCCGCGCGTCACGATGGCGGACATCGAAAGCAACATCGTGGGCGAAGCCTTTTTTTACTGCGAAGCAGGGCGCGACGGCGGCCGGCACTATCAACTTCAATCAGCCGCTTGTAGCGCTGGAATGTCTGACCCTATGCGTGCTGACGCTGCAAAACGGCTTCACTGTTACCGGCGAGTCGGCCTGCGCCAGTCCGGAGAACTTCGACGCCGAGCTGGGACGCAAGATCGCGCGTCAAAGCGCGGTAGCAAAGATCTGGCCGCTGATGGGTTATGCGCTGCGTGAGCAACTGCACGCCGCCTGATTTGCCTGTCTTCGCCCTCAGTCTCAGCCCCGCATGCTTAAACAATGTGGGGCTTTTGCTTTCCTGGCGTCATCGGGAAGCGTTGCAGGTGAACACATAAACCGCCATTGGGCGCTCACCGTTCGCACGCTTCCCCATGACGGCCGCATGAGCCTTGCCGCTTTCGGGCGGCTTTTTTTATTCCACCTGCTTGAAAGGACGTCGCAATGCAGGCTTTCATCATTACCGAATCATCGCTCGCAAAGGCATTGGCCGAGTGGGAGCGGCGCTGCCGCGCTGATCCGGATGCGCATAAAACCGAAGCCGAGCGGCGCGCTCTAACGGTGGACGAGCATGGTGCCTGCGCCGCCGCATATCTGTTGTCCGTCCTGAATGAACAGGCGGATCAAGCGGGTAACGAAGCTTCCGATGCGTTCGCTTCTCTGTTGCGTGCCGCCCTCGCTGATGAGCTTCGTCCTGGTGGCATCCTTCATCGCGCGATTTCTCGCTGAGGTGCCCGGTGCCGTACAAGTCAAAGAAGCCGTGTCGATATCCCGGATGTCGCGCGCTGGTCGATAACGGCTGGTGCGCTGCGCATCAGCCCAAGCGCGAGCCGACGAAGTACGAAGTGGAGCGCGGTTCGTCAGCGCAGCGCGGTTACAACGGCCGATGGCAGAAAGCGCGGGCGACGTTCTTGCGCGAGCATCCGCTGTGCGTTGCCTGTCTGGCCGAGAGCAGCACGACAGCGGCGACAGTCGTCGATCACATCAAGCCGCACCGACTGCATGACGCGTTGGCCGGGAACGATGACGACGAGATCAGGCAGGCGCAGGCGCTGTTCTGGAACACCAGCAACTGGCAGGCGTTGTGCAAGCGGCATCACGACGTGAAGACCGCGACCGAAGACGGTGGTTTTGGTCGTCCTCGCGTGCGCGAGGCTGGAAAATCGCCCGATTCGTAAGAAATCGGCCGTTTTTTTGATCGATTTTGTAAGGAAGGGCGGGGGGAGGGGCAAAAGTCCGGGTTCGACCGTTCTAGACCGTTCATCTCAGCTTCCAAAAATAAATCCCTGAAAAAAAGGTAGGGGGGGGTCTGCGGCCTTGCCTGGCGCACTGGCGCCGCTCTCTGTCTTTTTTTTCGATCCAACTCAGGTAAACGGAGCGCTCTATGGGCCGGGAAACCGCACCTGTTACGGGCGCTGCGTCGAAGTTGAAGCCGCCCGCCTTTTTTTTGAAAACGCGCCGGGGCCGCGAAGTCTGGCGGTATCTGTTGGAGGCGCTCGACGCCGCCAAGCTGGACTACCGGTCGGCGCAGATGTCCGTGGCGATGCTCGCGGACAAGGTCGAAGTCTGGCGAACCCACGCGGACGCCTTGCACAAAATCGGGCACCGCTACGAAGACGACTCGAATGGCGGTTCGCTTGAGCTGGACGAATCCCGCGCGGAACGCCGGGCCCGCGTCGAGATACTGAAAGACCTTGACGATGCTGGCCTGACTACGTTGGCCGTGGCGCAGATTCGCGTTGTCGATCGCCTGACCAATCAGGCGAATTGTTCAGTCCCTTCGAGCTGATGAACCAGATCGGCGAAGAGTCTAAACGCCTGCCGGATGCCCCTCCGTGGACGATGCGGCCCACTGAGAAGCGGATCTGGAAAGACCTGCTGAAGAGCCTCGACACCGTCGGCTTCGATTTTTTTCCACGGCCGGGCTGTCACTGGGTTTGATGTGTGCCGCGATCACCGACTGGCAGGACTGCAAGTCCTGGATTGATGACCACAAAGGCCGGGTGTTCGCCACCAGCCAGGACACCGGGCGCACCTACGAGGTAAGCGCCAGTTACAACAGAGCAAAGATCGCCAGCCAGCTGCGCGTGCTGTTCAGAAAAAAACGGAATGACGGTGGCGTCGTGCGCGAAAACGAAAGCAATCAGCAAGGGGCGGGTGATCAGCGAGGAGCTGGAGGAAATCCTGAGCTTTATTCAATCGCGGCCGGACTAGTTCCGGCTGTTTACGTGCCGCAGCCGTGGGACGCCTACGGGCTGGCGGTGCTGCGCGGCGACGTTACGGTTTGTCGGCTGACGCGGCTGGCGATCGAACGCCACTACCGCGATCTTGCCCACGGCGGCGGGCGCGGCCTGGTGTTCCGGCTGGACATGGCCAGCCATGTGCTGTCGTTCTTCCCGCGCTTCTGCCGGCACTCGAAAGGTGAGTGGGCCGGCAAGCCGGTTGACCTGGCTGACTGGCAAGCATTCTGGCTTGCCGTTGAGTTTGGCTGGTACCACACCACCGGCAAGCGCCGATATCGCACGTGGTACGAAGAGGTTGCGCGCAAAAATGGCAAGAGCACCAAGCTGGCCGGGCTGGGTATCTACCTGTTTGCCGCAGATCGTGAACCCGGCGCCGAGGTCTACACCGCCGCGACCAAGCTGGAACAGGCAAAGATCACCCACAACGAAGCGCAGATGATGGTCGGACAGTCGCCGGCCTTGCGCCAGCTGGTGACGGCGCAGCACGAAAAGCTGTTTATTCCGGGCACATCTAACAAATACGTACCACTTGGCGCCGATGCCAAAACGTCGGATGGCTTGAACGTACACGCGGCAATCATTGATGAGCTGCACGCCCACCCGAGCCGTGACCTGTGGGACGTGATCGATACCGGTCGCGGTGCGCGGCGCAATTCGATCATGCACGCGATCACCACGGCCGGTTTCAACCAGGAGGGCAGCATCTGCCTGGAGCAGCGCCAGTATCTGGTGTCGGTGCTTGAAGGCACGCTGGAAGACGATTCGTTTGGCGGCGTGGTCTACACGCTTGATCCGGAGGACGACTGGCACGACGAATCGGTCTGGTGCAAAGCCAATCCGAATCTCGCGTCTCGGTGTTTCTGGATGAACTGCGCTCGCAGGCCCGCAAGGCGGCGGGCGTACCGGCCGCGCTGTTCAACTTCCTGACCAAGCGTCTCAACATCTGGACGCAACAGGTCGACGCCTGGTTATCGCTCGATGACTGGGACAAGGGCGGCGAAGTCTTTGACCATTCGCTGTTGCTTGATCGGCCCTGCTTTGGCGGGCTTGATCTGGCCAGCACGACCGATCTGACCGCGTGGATTCTGGTGTTTCCGCCATGCCCCCACGATGCTCACTGGCGCGTGTTGCCTCGCTTCTTTGTGCCGGAGGACAACATGCCGCTGCGCGAGCGTAAAGACCGCGTGCCGTATCAACTGTGGACGCAGCAGGGCCACATCATCGCTACGCCGGGTAATGTGGTGGATCAGGAAATGATCCGCCAGCAGATTCTGGTTGATGCAGATGTGTATGACGTCCGCGACGTGGCGTTTGACGAATGGAACTCGGCCAAACTGGCGACCGAGCTGGGCGAGGCGGGCATCTTGATGGTGAAGATTCGGCAAAACTTCGAGGGGCTGACGGCGGCTACCAAGCACCTCGAAGGGCTGGTGCTGGCCGGGCGGCTGATGCACGGCGGCAACCCGGTGCTGCGCTGGAACGCCGGCAACGTGGTTTTGCTGCGCGATACGAACGACAACTATCGACGAACAAGAAGAAATCACGCGACCGGATCGACGGCATTGTGGCGCTGTGTATGGCGCTGAATCGTGCCTTGTTCGGGGGTGAAGAAGAAATTGAACCGGGGATCATCCTGTTATGACGCAAGCAACGTGGTATGACACCCAGCGCGTGAGCCAGTCCGGATCGGTGGTGCTGGCTAAATGGAATGCCGAGCGCCAGGCCGTAAAAAAACGAGGCGGCGCACTCGATCAGCACGGCGCGCCCCGGTACCGAAGTCTACGAATGGCTCACCGGCGGCGCACAGCAAGCGGTGGCGGGCGTTGCGGTGAATGAGCGCACCGCGATGCTGGTATCGGCCGTTTACGCGTGCGTGTCGCTGATTGGTGGTGCGGTTTCCAATATGCCGCTCGACATCTACCGGCGCAGTGGCGACGCCATCATCAAGGTGAACGAAGACAGCAATCTGTTCTGGCTGTTCAACGAGGAACCGTCGGCAGTATGGTCGGCGCCGGTGGCGTGGGAGTACGCCATGTCTTCGCTAATGCTCCATGGTGATTCCTTCTGGCGCATTGTGCGCCAGTCCCCGGTGAGCCCGGATATCGTCGCGTTCGAGCCGTGGAACCCGCTGGCCGTGGTGGTACAGCGCGTCGCGGGGCGTCTGGTTTATACGATGGTCGATCCTGACGGCAATGTGTTTGTACTTGATCAGGATGATGTGTTGCATGTGCCGGGTGTCGGTTTTAACGGCCTGCGCGGCATGAGCCCGATCCGGCATGCGGCGCTACGCAATGCGGTGGGCGTGGCGCACGCGGCCGACGGCTTTGCGGCCAGCTTCTTTTCAAACGGCGCGCGGCCCGACTTCGCGCTGACCACCGACGGCAAGTTGACCGACGAGGCCGTAAAGATATTGCGGGATACGTGGGAGGCCCGGCACAGCGGCCCGAACAACGCCCACAAGCCAGCGGTGCTGACCGGCGGGCTCAAGGTGCAGCAGCTGACCATGACATCGCAGGATGCCCAGCTACTGGACACGCGCAAGTTCCAGATCGAGGACATTGCGCGCATTTACGGCGTGCCGCCCCACATGATCGGATCGATGGACAAAACGTCGGCGTGGGGCACCGGCATCGAGCAGCTATCCATCAGCTTTGTACGCTTCACGCTCATGCGCCACCTGGTGAAATTCCAGGCAGAATCAACCGCAAATGTTTCAGAACGGCGCGCAATTTCGCCCGTTTCGACGCGTGGGCGCTGGAAAAAAAGGCGACTTGAACAGCCTGTTCACCGCCTTGCGCGTGGCGGTCGGTCGGGCCGGGGAGCCGGGACTGATCACGGTTGACGAGGCGCGGGCACGCCTTGGCATGTCCCGCGTGCCGGGCGGCGACAAACTTTTTTTGACGGGGGAAACGGTAATGCATCAACTGATGCGCCTGATGGCGCTAAACAAAAGTAATTCGCGCCGGTTTGAGGTGGTGGCTAGCGCGGCGGATGAGGCCACCATTTACCTGTATGACGTGATTGTCGCCAATCAGGCCGAAGCGGACTGGTGTGGTGGTGTCGCAGCCGACAGCTTCGTCAAGGCTTTGCAGGGCGTGACCGCCAGCACCATCCACCTGCGGATCAACAGCCCCGGCGGTGACGTGTTCGGGGCGCGTGCGATGGAGCAGGCGCTGCGCGAGCATCCTGCGCGCGTGGTGTCGCACATCGACGGCGTTGCGGCGAGCGCGGCCAGCTTTCTGTCGCTGGCCGCTGACGAAATCGAGATTACGCCAGGCGGGTTCTTCATGATCCACAAGGCGTGGACGATGGCCTATGGCAACAGCGATGACCTGACGCGTACGGTCGCCCTGCTGCAGCAGATCGATGAGTCATTGGTGGCCAGCTATGCCGCCTCCACGGGGCAGGCTGCGGACGAAATTCGCGCCTGGATGTCGGCCGAGACGTGGATCGGGGCCGAGGACGCCGTCAAGCTGGGCTTTGCGACGCGTATTGCAGGGCAGGCGCCCACAAATGCCGGGCGCTGGGATTTAAGCGCCTATGACAATACGCCAGCGCCTCTGGCCAGCGCCGCCACCGTGGCGACATGCGCCGACGCGCTGACCAGTAGCGTGCGTGCCGTGCTGGCTGAAATGGGTATCACCTCGCCCACGGCGGCTGTAGCGCCTGACCCCGGCGAAGTCGAACGCGAGCATCGCCAGCGCTGCTGGCCTTGCATCAACGAATCTGATCAACGCTCCCGCGCTGATCCATGAAGCCACCCACCCGGGTGGCTTTTTTTATTTCCTGACGGAGAAAAAAGGTATGTCTATCCAAGCACTGCGGGAGCGCCACAGCGCCCTGGCCAAGTCCATCGAAAACCTGCTGGACAAGAATGTAAACCCCACGTGGAACGGCGATCTGGAAGCGCAGTACAAAGCGCAGCTGGCCGAAATGGACACCATCGCGGCCGACATCTCGCGCCAGAACACCTTCCGCGCGCGCATGACCGAACATGCAAACGCCGGCGGCGGCCAGATCAGCGACGACGTGCGCAACCAGTTCACCCGCACGCCGGGTGCGCATAGCGATGACGTGGCCGGCATGCGCGCTTTTCTGGCTGGCGGCGTTGCCAATATGAGCGAAGAGGCGCGCAGTCGTATGCAGGCGCGCCAGTCGCACGACATTCGCAACGCGATGTCGACGACGACCGGTTCTGAAGGCGGCTACACGGTCGCGCCGGAATATTTCGGCGAGTTGACCGCAGCCATGCGCGCTTACGGCGGTGTGCGTGCGGTGGCGCGCACCATCCAGTCTGCCTCGGGTGCGGTGCTGAATTTCCCGACCGCCGACGCCACTGCCGAAGTCGGCGAGATTGTCGGGCAAAGCCAGTCAGCATCGGCCGCAGATACCACATTCGGCAACAGCACGCTGGAGGTGTTCAAGTACTCGTCCAAGGTGATCGCTGTTCCTTTCGAGCTGATTCAAGACTCCATGTTCGACATTCAGGGCTACGTGCAAGCCCTGCTTGCCCTGCGTATCGGTCGTATCACGGCGCAGCATTTTGCCGTCGGCAGCGGCGTCGGCCAGCCACGTGGTCTGATCACTGCTGCGGCCGTGGGTAAAGCTGCGGCGTCTGGTCAGGTTGCGTCGATCACTTATGAAGACCTGGTGGATCTGGAGCACTCCGTCGACCCGGCGTACCGCACCGCTGCAGGCTGGATGATGCACGACAGCACCCTGCGCGTGATTCGCAAGATCAAGGACGATGAAGGCCGCCCGATCTTTGTGCCGGGCTATGAGCAGGGCAACCCCGGTGGTGCGCCGGATCGTCTGATGGGTCGTGCCATCCAGATTTGTCAGGAAATGCCGGTCATGGCCGCCAACGCCAAGTCGCTGGCGTTCGGTGATTTCTCCAAGTACTTCGTGCGCGAAGTGATGGATCTGACCCTGTTCCGCTTCACCGATTCGGTCTACGCGAGCAAAGGTCAAACGGGCTTCCTGGCATTCAACCGTCAGGGCGGCAACCTGATTGACGTGGGCGGCGCGGTGAAGGTGTACCAGAACTCCGCGACCTGATCACGCACAGGGCGGCTTTGTGCTGCCCTGTTTTTTCCTCACGCAATTGATAAGGGGGCCTCATGGCCACGAAGAAAATTGATGCGGCTGCGCCCGAGCAAACTGCAGCCGATGACCTGACCACCACCAGCGAAGAGGCAGGTCTGAATGATGCCCAAGCGCGGACGACGGCTTTGCCGATGTGCAAGACGAACAATCGTCGGCGGCCGATGCGTCTGCCGAGCCGGAGCAGCGCGTCCGAGCTGGTGCCGGACGCCGTTGAGGCGCCAGCGGCACTGCCGGAAATGGTCGACTGCCGTGTGTTGTCGCAATGCCAGTACGGCAGCGTAAACGCCGTCGTCAGCCTGCCGTGGGCCGAGGCGCACGCGCCTTTAAAGCCGGTCAGGTCGATCCCACCCCGGCCGCTGTGGCGTACGCACGCAGTCTGTAATCAACGCTGGCCGCCCCGGCGGCCGGCTTTCGGAATGTCGTTACTGCAGCGCCATTCCGAAAGCCCAAGGAGCAACCCATGTTTACCCGCATCGAAGCGCCGGCAGAGATGCCGGTCACGCTGGAAGAAATCCGCGCGCATTGCGTTGTCGATATCAGCGACGACGACGCGTTACTTGAGGCACTGGTCGCCGCCGCATATAGCCAGGCCGAGCATCGCACCGGCCGCGCATTGTTGCCGCAGGTCTGGACGCTCGAATGCAGCGCCGGTGCCATCGCGAAAAGTCACGCCATTCCGCTGCGGCATGACACCACCGACGTGCTGTCGGTGACGTGGATCGACAGCGCGGGCAAGCAGCAGGAATGGCCATCAAGCAACTATCGGCTGCAGGGCCGGTACCGGCTGGTTCCGGTCAGTGGCTGGCCCGATACCGGCGGCGCGCCGATGACCATCACCTTTCGTTGCGGCCGCTTTCCGACGGTGGCTACGTTGCCGCAAGACATCAAGGCCTGGATCAAACTGCATGCAGCCACGCTTTATGCCAACCGTGAAGCGGTGCAGGGCGGCCAACAGGTGGCGCTGCCGCGTTCGTTTGTCGACGGGCTGCTTGATCCTACGTGCTGATCGAGGTGTGACATGCGCGCAGCCCGATTACGTCACCGCATCAGCATCCAGCGCAAAACCATCACGCGCTCGCCCAGTGGCGAGCAGCTGCACGAATGGCAAGAGATTGCCAGCGTGCGCGCAGGCGTCGAGCCTCTTCGCGGTAGCGAGCGGATCGCTGACGGGCAGGTACGCGCGTCGGTCGATACCTTGATCGTTATCCGTTACCAGCGCGGGCTGAAGGTCGGCGCCGATGACCGCGTGGTACATGGCGACGATATCTACAACGTCGCCAGCGCCATCGATGTGCGCGGCGAGCACGACACTATCGAAATCATGGCCACGGCCAACGGGGTAAGTGATGGCTAAGACCGTACAAGTGCAAACGACCGGCCTTCGCGAGCTGGGGCTGGCCATCCAGAAGCTGAACCGCAAAACGCAAACCACCATCGCCCGCTCGGCGCTCGCCGCCGGCGGCCGGGTATTTGCCAAGGAAATGCGCACGCGCGTACCCATGCTCGAGGCCGACACGGCGCAGCGTAAGCGCGGCACGGTCAAGAAGAACATCCGCGTACGGGTGTTGCGGCCGGTGAAGGCGGGCGAGCTGCAAGCCGTGATCGGTGTGCGCCGGATCTCGAAAGATCAGGCAAAGCTGTGGCGGGCGACGTCCGGCCAGCGCGGCGCCGCCAATCCCGATGATCCGTTTTACTGGTATTTCGTCGAATTCGGCACGCGCAAAATGGCCGCCCGGCCTTTTGTCCGGCCGTCCTATGAGGCGGCGAAATCCGAGGCGGCCGAGCGCACCAAAGACCAACTCAGAAAACGCATTACGCAGGAGGCGGGCAAATGAGTTTCCGCGAACAGGTTTACCAGGCGCTCGCGCCGCTGGTGGGGGCCCGCTGCTATCCCGAGTTGCTGCCGGAAAACCTGGCCGACTATCCGGCCATTTACTGGAGTTACATGGCGACGCCGGATGCCACTGTTGGCGGCGAGGCCGACGAAGAGTCGATCCGCCTTGAGATCAACGTCGTGGCACGCACCACCGATGCGCTGGCCAGTCTGCGCGTGGCGGTCAGTGATGCGATGTATGACACCTTTGACACGGCGCAGCGCATCAGTGACATGCCCATGCCGTACGACGACAGCGGCGGCCTGTTTCGCCGCGTCATTGAATTCAACCTGCGCGCCTGACCCGCCGCGCGCTTTGTCCACGACCCGCTTAGGCGGGTTTTTTTACGCCCTGAGGAAACTATGGCCAAGAGTCAAACTACGCCGTTTCGCGGCTCTAAAATCTCGATTCTCTCTGGCGTGCTGGCGGCCAAAGCCGTCACCGCGCTTTCCAAAGCCAACCCCGCCGTCGCTACGCTGGCCAATCACAACCTGATCCAGGGCGACGTGGTGCGCCTGGCGGGCTTCGGTGCCGACATCGATGGCGACTACGCGGTCAATGTCGTATCGGACAGCACGTTTCAGGTGCTGGGCCTTGATACCACCAATGCCACCTTCGCCGTGTCGGCGACCACCACTGTCGCAGAGGCGACCTGGCTGGACATCGCTGAAATCACCAACTTTCAGGAGGCAGGCCGCTCGATCAGCCAGATCGAGACGACGACCGTCGCGTCTGAAGAAACCGAATCGGAGCCGGGTTTGCCTTCGGCCGGCACGGTGCAGCTCACCTTCAATGCTGCCCCCGACGTTGCATCGCAAACGCAGCTGGCCGCCTACGAAACCAACGGCGAGAAGTTCTGGAGCCGTCTCACCTTGCCGCGTGGCCGTGGCTACAAGCTGTATTACGGCTACATCTCGACCGGTGCCGGTCTGGATGGCGCTGTGAACGGCGTTTACACCTCGGGCGTCACCATCCAGTTGTCCGGTCCCAAGTACTACGTCAAGCAACAGGTGGCTTAAATGGATAAAGAAGCTCTTCGCGCCGCGCTGTGCGGCATCGTTTCCAATCTGACCCCCGTCATCCTGAACCGCGACATGACGGTCTATTTACGCGCCACCACGGTCGGCGCCGTCAACTTTGATATCAGCCTGGGCCTGGCCCACATGCTGAAGCTCGCCGAGCAACAAGGCGTTCCGGTGGATCTGGATGACTGGCCGGACGTGGACAAGCTCAAGGCGTTTTTTGCGCCGCCGTGTCGGTGATCCGTTCATGTTGGCGCGCCGCCTGGCCGTGCGCCTGTGCGATGAAGCCGGCGAGCTGCTGTTTGACGCCAGTAACGAGGACGACCTGAAAGCGATCAACGCGCTCGACGGTTCGGTGCTGGATGTCTTGCGCGTGGAACTTGACCGCGAGACCGCCGCAAAAAAACTCGGCGCCCGGCGACGCTTCCAGCTCCAGCTGAGCTTCGCTCTGGCAAAACACTGGCCGAAATCGAGCCATGCCCGAGGCCCACTATGCCGAATATGAAGCGTTTGCCGCACTCGAGCCCATCGGCATGCACCGTGCCGACTTCAATACGGGTCTGATGGTGGCAAACATCATGTCGGCACTGGCGGGCGGCAAGCATGCGCCGCGTGACTACATGCCGTTTCAGCACCGCCGCGAGGAGATGGAATTCGTAGACGAGTTCCTGATGCAGGGCGATGTCGTAATCGGGTAGAAAAAAGGAAAAAGGCATGGCAGGCGATCTGGGTAGTTTGAACATCCTGCTCAGCCTCGACATGAGCGAGTTTACCGGGCCGCTCTCGAAAGCCGAGACGCAGGCCCGGGCTTCGACCAGCAAGATCGCGGCTGGCGTGGATACGATCAGCAAGAGCACAAAGGCCGCATCGGAGTCGATGCACAGCTTTAGCCTCGATTCGATGCAGGCGCGGCGCGAATTGATGGTGCTGGCCCATGAAGCCAGTCAGGGGTCGTGGAAGAACTTCGCGGGCTCGCTCATGGTGCTGGCCGAGGCCACCGACGCTTTGTCGGCGGTCATGAGTCCGGCTGGCCTCGCAATCGGGGCCTTCGTTGGTGCGCTCGCGCTGGCAGGCGCACAGATCTATCACGGCCATGAAGACTGGGTCGCATTAAACAAAGCCGTCACTAGCACGGGCGGGGCGGTCGGCCTGACCGCTGAGCAGATCGACAAGCTAGCGCCCAGCGTGGCGGCAGCCGGCGGCTCAATCAGCGATTCGGAAAAGGCGCTGATCGCACTGACCGCCACCGGCCGCATCAGTGGCGACCAGTTGACCGACTTTGGCCGCATCGCGGTCGAGATGGCGCACGACACCGGCGACAGCATTGAAAAGGTGGCGGAAAATCTGGCGGGCCTCAGTGATGACGCCGTTAAATGGGCCGAGGATTACAACAAGCAACACCATTTCTTGACGGCCTCCCAATATGATCTTGTGAAGGCACTGCAAGATACTGGCGACACCGCCGGCGCCGCAAAAGCGGTGGTCAACTCGCTGGAAGAAGCGCACGCGCGGATGTCCAGCACCGGCGTCGAACAAGTGGGCTTGCTCGAAAAAAAGCTGGAACGGACTGGTCGGCACACTTCAGAGTGCAAAGCACTGGCTGGGCGAAATCGGGAAGCCGGATACAACGGCCGACCTTATCAAGGATCAGACGGACAAACTGAAAGATGTCGATGCCCGGCTGCAGGCCGCCCGCGCCAGCAATAACCAGCAGGCGATCGGACAGCTTGAGGCGTGGCGGCAAAGCATACTGAAAGAGATCACGCCAGAACTTGATCGGTTGAAGGCGCTGCAGGCAAAGCAAAGCGGTAATGCGGCTGCCAACGCCAACACGGCCGCTGGTGGTGATCTGGCCGTCAAGCTGGGCGCCTACAACGACGACCGTCGTTATGCGACGCCCGATCAACAGCACCAGCTGGACACGCAGAGCGAAAACAATCGCTGGGCCACGATCAATGCCCAGTACGCCAAATACGTCGCCGGCAATGACGCGATCACCAAACAGTTTGCCGCTGGCACGAAGCAATACCAGACGGCCGTGGCGGATCGCAGCAAGATCGAAGCAGATTACGCGGCCGGGCTAGCCCGGCATCAAGACAACCTCAAGCATATTGATGAGCAGTACGCCAAAAGCCAGAACCACGGCAGTGACAACGCGCTGAATGCTCAGCTGACGAAGCTGGATGCGCAGGCCAAGGCGGTCGAGGACGGGCTCAAGTCGTCGCTGGAGCACATCAAAAGCCTCCGTGATCAAGGCGTCTACTCCGCGCAAGAGGCGCTGGACAAGAGTCACGAGGCTCGCGTCAAGGCGCTCAAAGATGAACTGGACATCGTCTCTCAGGAAGAGGGTGTTGCCGCCGGTAAAAAAGCAGCTGTCGGCGCTGGCCAAATACCAGGCAAGGCCAAGCAGCTGCGGGACGCCATGCTGGATGAGCAGAAGTCCTATACCGACGACACGGCCACGCTGGCAAAGCAGCAGCAGGCCAACATCAATGCCTACTCCGCGTCGCTGGACAAGTTGCTGCAGGCCCGCAAGGCAGCGGCTGATTCCAGCGTTGCCGCCGTTGGCATGGGCTCGTTCCAGCGCGACCAGGCCAACAAACAGGATGAGATCCAGAAAGACTGGGCCGACCGCTACAGCGAATTGACGCTGAAGCGCCAGACCCATCCCAAGGAATTCAGCGACCATGAGTACCAGTCCGAACTGAAGGCGCTGGGCGATTACGAAAACCAGCGTGTCGCGATGGAGCAGGACACCACCGACCGATTGCTGGCCGCACAAGGCGACTGGACGAACGGAGCGAAGCGGGCGCTGGACAACTACGCGACCAGCGCGGCGGACGTGGCATCGCAGACCGAAGGGCTGTTCAACGATGCGTTTTCCGGCATGGAAGATGCGCTGGTGACGTTCGCAACGACCGGCTCGCTCAGCTTCAAGAGCATGGCTGATTCGATCATCAAAGACCTTGCGCGCATGGCGGCCAAAGCGGCCACCAATCAGCTGTTCCAGCTTGGCGCAACGCTGGTTCAGTCCTACTTCGCCGATACAACGCCGTCCGGACTGAACGCGAACATCACGCTGCCCTACAACGCGGACTACGACACATCGTCGGCCAGCGTGGGCGGGACGGAGCAATACCCCTGCTTGCCGGCGCGCGCGCCACGGGCGGCTCAACCGATGCCGGATCGGCTATCTGATCGGCGAGCGTGGCCCGGAAGTGTTCGTGCCCGACGTGTCGGGCAAGGTGGTGCCGAATAACAGGCTGTCCAGCCTGGGCGGGGGCGATACGCATATCAGTACCACGATCCAGCTGAGCGACAGCGGCGCGTCGTCGCAAACCACGGGCGATTCAACGGCCAACGCCAAAGCGCTCGCGGACTTGGTGAATACGCAGGTGCAGGCCGTACTGGCACGCGAGCAGCGTCAGGGCGGCGTGCTGTGGCGCATGAAAAAAACGGAGGTTAAAGCGTGCCCGAAACTTTTACGTGGAGTCCGCTGCTTAACGGGCAAGGCACAACCACCTTGCGCACGCAAAAGGCGCAATTTGGCGATGGCTACAGCCAGATCGCTGCGGATGGCCTGAACAACATCACGCAGTCGTGGCCGGTTTCGTTTACCGGTGGCGCGGACAAGATCCAGGCGATCCGAGATTTTCTGGAGCAGCACGCGGGCAGCGCGTCGTTCTACTGGACGCCGCCGCTGGGCAAACAAGGGCTGTACCGCGCCGCCAGCTATACGCTGAATCCGCTCGGCGCCGGCAAGTACACGTTATCGACCACTTTTGATCAGAGCTTTGCGCCATGAGCATCACCGCAGACGTACAGAAGCTTGAGCCGGGTGCGCTGATTGAGTTGTTCGAGCTGGACGCGACGCAGATCGGTGGCGATCTGCTGCGCTTTCATGCCAACACCGTCGTCGGTTCGATCTGGTGGCAAGACAACGAGTACAGTGCCTGGCCAGTGCAAGCCGAGGGCTTTGCGCGCACGTCAGACAGTCAGCAGCCGTCGCCGGTGCTGTCGGTCGGCAATGTGCAGGGCACGATTTCGGCACTGTGCATTTATCTTGATGACCTGGTGGGTGCGCAGGTCGTGCGCCGGCTGACTTTCGGGCGTTATCTCGATGCGCGCAACTTTGCCGACGGCAACCCGGAAGCGGACCCGGCGCAGGAATTTCCGCCGGAAATCTGGCTGATCGAGCAGAAGACCAGCGAGACCAGCGAGGCGGTTGCGTTCCAGCTGAGTTCGGCGCTCGACTTCAACGGGATCCAGTTGCCGCGCCGGCAGATCATCGCGAACGTGTGCGGCTGGCTGGCTATTGGCGGTTATCGCGGCACGTATTGCGGTTACACCGGTACGAAGTATTTCGACAGCATGGGCAATGCCGTATCCGATCCGGCACTGGATCGCTGCGGCGGTTGCCTGTCGGATTGCAAGGCGCGGTTTGGCGACAACAACGAGCTGCCCTTTGGTAGTTTCCCAGCAGCGGACCTGACGCGATGAACGAAACAACGATAGCGGCGATGCGCGAGCACGCCAAAGCGGATTACCCGCGCGAGGCCTGCGGCTGGTGGTGATCGTCAAAGGGCGAGAGCGTTACTGGCGCTGCCGCAATCTGGCTGTCGGCACCGATCAGTTTCGTCTTGATCCTCAGGATTACGCTGCGGCCGAAGATGCCGGCGAGATCGTCGCGGTGGTTCACAGCCACCCCGACGAGGACGCCCGGCCGAGCGATGCAGACCGCGTTGCGTGCGAGGCCTCGGGCTTGCCCTGGCTGATTGTTTCAGTCCGGCCCACAGTCGGTGGCGAACTCGACGCCAGCCAGATCGTACGCTTTGAGCCGGAAGGGTTTGAGGCGCCGCTGGTGGGGCGGCCGTTTGTGCATGGCGTGCTGGATTGCTATTCGCTGGTGCGCGACTGGTACAGGCGTGAGCTGGGCATCGAGCTGAAAGACTTTGCGCGTAGCGATGGCTGGTGGGATCGCGGCGAGGATTTGTACATGCGCCATTTTGCCGAAGCCGGCATGGTGGAGGTAACGGGCGAGCTGCAGCGTGGCGACGTAATCCTGATGCAGATCAGGTCGCCTGAGAATGCCAACCATGCTGCGGTTTACCTTGGTGACGGCGCGATTCTGCATCACCTGCACGGGCGGCTCTCCAGTCGCGATTCTTATGTGCCGTGGCAGCATCTCACACGCGGTGTGCTCCGCCATGGGTATGCCGGCGCTGCGGCCGCGCCGGTTGTATAGATCGACCGATGCGTCAGTGCCGATCCACTTTGTCTCAGGCGTCCTTTTTTCGATTTCACGCGAGCGCGGGTAACGATCCCTGCAAGGCCCAGTCCCATTAATGCCCAGGTTTCCGGTTCCGGTACAGGCGCGGCCCAAAGCTCGATTTCTGTGTTGGCGTGTAAAACGAACTTGTCGGTGCCATCGGTGTTGAAAGCGGGCAGGTTAAACGTGAACACGCCCGCGTGTTCCTCGTACTCGCCGTCAAAGGGCGCATCTGCCAGGTCTCGACGTAGCCTGGCTGTGAGTAGCCGCGTTCCAGAGGCGTATTCAAGGTGGTGGTTGCATTGAGTACGGCAAGTGAAAGGTAAGGTGAACTAAGCACCTTGCCCGGAAGGTTAAGCGACGCGTCTGCATATGCAACGATGTCGTACTGGAAAGTAATCTGTCCCGCAACGCCGTTGGTATGCAACTCTTGAAGTAGTTGTACGAAACTCTGGGATTCGGGGCCGGGGACGCCGGTCTGCAGGATCGAGAGGGAGCCTCCGGTGGAATCAGTCGCGAGATTCATTTCGAAGGTCGAATAGTCGTCAGAATGAGTGATTACGGGTGCTACTGCCAGCGTGGTGTCGTCATGCGAGATAAAAGGCGCCGTTGTCGACGTGAGCGCCAGATCGGGCGAAAAGCTCCAGTTCAGCGAGATAGAACTGTAAAGCGGGCTGGCATGGGCGGGAATGGCTGCTATTGCTAAAGAAAGCACCAGTGCGGACCGGACAATAAGATTCATGATGCTGACTCCAGAAAAGAACAACGAGGGCTGCGCAAGTGTCTGACTCGAATCAGACGTGTGGCTTTCTGATGTTAGAGTATTTCTTTGCGCCTCGGGCGCACGAATCTGACCGCTGGGCAGCGCGCTCGCCCCGTCCGATAGCTGGCCGCGCCAGCCGAATAAGGACAATGTCCTACATACTCGTGTGGCCCAGAAGGACATGCTGTGGCAGTTTTGGTTGGATCAGAATGGACTGATCTGCGCTTTCACTTCTGGAATTTCAGTCATGCCTCTTAAATTCTCAGCCGCGCACAAGGCTGCATATGATGCACACTTTGCTGCGCTGGACGCATATAGAAAGGCTCTTCTTGATCCGGGCGTCGACCCTGAGCACTGCCTGGAGTTACTGGAGGCGCAGCAAACCACCTTTGCGGTCTGGATGGAATTGTGCGAGCACGACTACGGCCTCGCTGACCCACCGGAGCGATAGGGCAAAGCCGGGTCAGCAGGATGACTGACCCGCTCCCGTTTACGCATCCTGATTCGTTCAAGCCCGCATTTGCGGGCTTTTTTTTATTGGTCACGCTAAATGCAGATACTCCGAAATATCCGTCTCTATGGCGCGCTAGGCGCGCGTTTTGGTCGCGTTCACAAGCTGGCCGTGGCCAGTGTCTCGGAAGCCATGCGCGCGCTGTCTGTGCTGCTACCCGGCTTCGAGCAGGAACTGATGCAAAGCCGCGATCGTGCGTCGGCTATGCCGTGTTTCACGGCAAACGAAATATCAGCAGCGACGAATTGCACCATCCAACTGGCTGCGACATCCGCATCGCGCCGATGCTCACGGGTAGCAAGCGGGGAGGTCTGTTCCAGATCGTGCTGGGCGCAGTGCTGATCGCGGCCAGCTTTGTACCTGGCCTCAGTGCATTCGCTCCTGTCCTGTTGCACATGGGCCTGGCTATGGTCATGGGCGGGGTGGTGCAGATGCTCTCGCCGCAGGCGACGGGGTTAGGCACCGGCGACACTGGCGATAACGGAGCCAGTTACAACTTTAACGGCGCGGTAAACACACAGGCACAGGGCAATCCGGTGCCTTTGTTGTATGGGCGAATGATTGTCGGGTCGTCGGTGATCTCGGCAGGTATTTACGCGGAAGATCAGACATGAGCGAAGCAAACGACAGCCTGCACAGCACGGCCTATATCAAGGTGCTTGATCTGGTTTCGGAAGGCCCGATCAAAGCTGGTGAACGGGCAGCAATCGGTTTATTTCGATGAAACGCCGCTGCAGAACCCGGACGGCAGCTACAACTTTTCAGATGTGACCTTCGATTTCCGGCTGGGTACGCTCGACCAGCCTATATCTCCGGCCTGCCAGCGGTGGAGAACGAAATCTCCGTCTCGACCGAACTCAAGTCGGATCACGCGTGGTCGCATTCCGTGAGCAATACTCAGCTGTCCGCGGTGCGCGTGCGTTTGTCGGTGCCTTCGCTGATGCAGACCGATACTTCCACCGGAGACATGAATGGTTACAAAGTTGAATACGCCATTGACGTAGCGACCGATGGGGGCGCATTCGTCACGGTAATCACCGCGGCGTTCTCTGGTGAAATCGTCAACAAATACGAACGGACGCACCGCATCGATTTGCCTGCGGCGAAGGCGGGCTGGACTATTCGCGTGCGCCGGATCACGGCAAACCGAAACAATGCCTATGTGTCCGATACAACGACCGTCGAGTCCATCACGGAAGTGATCGACGCAAAATTGCGCTATCCGATGTCAGCGCTGATGTTTTCCCAGCTGGACGCCAAACAGTTTTCAAATGTGCCGGCGCGGGCGTTTGATCTGTATGGGCGTATTTTGCAGGTGCCGTCCAATTACGATCCCGATACCCGTAGCTATGCGGGCATCTGGGACGGCACATTCAAGCTGGCGTACACCGACAACCCGGCGTGGATTTACTACGACCTGGTGCTTAATTATGTGTACGGCCTCGGCCGCTTGCTGACCGCCGCGCAGGTCGATCGCTGGGCGCTGTACCAGATCGCACAGCGCTGCGATGAGCTGGTCAGCGATGGCAAGGGAGGGCTTGAGCCGCGCTTTACCTGCAATGCGTACATCCAGACCCGCGCCGATGCGTACAAGCTGCTGCAGGATCTGGCCTCGGTCTTTCGTGGTGTCAGTTACTGGGGCGGCGGCAGCATCCAGACGCTGGCCGATATGCCGGTTGATCCGGTCTACACGTACACGGCCGCAAACGTGGTCGATGGCAAATTTACCTATGCGGGCAGCTCTCGTTCAACGCGCTACACCGTGGCGCTGGTGTCGTGGAATGACCCGTCCGACTTTTATCGCGCGAAGGTCGAATACGTCGAGGATCGCGACGGCATCGCGCGCTATGGCGTGGTACAGACTGAGCTAACGGCGTTTGGCTGCACCTCGCAGGGCCAGGCGCAGCGGCTGGGCAAATGGACGCTGCTGACTTCGCGGCTAGAAACCTCGGCCGTGTCTTTTACGGTCGGCCTTGATTCGGCACTGGTCGGGCCGGGCAAGCTGGTGCGTATTGCAGACCCGAAACGTGCCGGCCGCCGCATCGGTGGCCGTGTGCGCAGTGCAACGGCCGATACGGTCGTGCTCGATCTGGCGCCGACCATCGCGGCGGGCGACAGCCTGACGGTGGCATTGCCCAGCGGCATCAGCGAGACGCGTACGGTCAAGCTGGTCAGCGACAACGCGGTGACGGTCACGGCCGCATGGTCTGAGGCCGTACAGCCGGAAGCGGTCTGGGCCGTGGAAAGCAGCGCGCTGACCGCGCCGATTTACCGCATCGTGTCGATCACACAGAAAGAGGCGCTGCAGTTTGAAATCAACGCGGTGCAACATGAGCCGCAAAAGTTTGATGCGATCGACAACGGCACGCGCATCGATACGCGCCCGATCACGATCATCCCGCCGTCCGTGCAGCCGGCCCCGGCGAGCGTCACGCTCAGCACGCACACGGTGATCGATCAGGGCATTGCCAGTACGGTGATGACGATGGCCTGGCCGACCACCGACAAGGCGATCGCGTACGACGTTGAGTACAAGAAAGACGACAACAACTGGGTAACGCTGCCGCGCACGGGCGCGCTCAATGCCGAAGTGGCTGGCATTTATGCGGGCCAGTACATGGCGCGCGTGCGGGCGGTCAATGCCCTCGGCGTGTCCTCCGCCCCGACCCAGTCGGTGCTGACCAGCCTGACCGGCAAGACCACGCCGCCGGCCGTGCCGCTGTTCCTGCGCACGACGCCGGGCGTGTTCAGCATCGATCTTGAATGGGGCTTTCCGGACGGCGCGACCGATACGCTGTACACCGAAATCTGGACGGCAACGAACGACAACCTTGCCACCGCAAATCCGCTCGGCAATTACGCCTATCCGCAGACCACGCATACCGTCATGGGTGTCGAAGTCGGCGTGACCTGGTATTACTGGGCGCGGCTGGTGGATCGCAGCGGCAACGTCGGCGCGTGGTATCCATCCGGCGCCGGCGTGGCCGGGGCAGCGACCACGGTCGAGTCGGACATCATCAAGGTCATCGGCAGATCGGCCCGGAGCGGCTGACGCCTGATCTGCTGCAGCAGATGGACAAGGTCGACCAGCTCGATGACGACGTCGACGCGTTGAATGCACAGATTGCGCAGATCAACACGTCGCTGCCGGACATCAGCGGGCGGCTTGACCTGGTCGACTCGGCCAGCGACGCGGCCGCATCTGCCGCCATCGAGCTCGCGACCAAGGCGGCGGAAGCGATCGCCGGGTTGCGTCGCGAGAAGGCCATCAGCGACGCGACGATCGATGTCGACCCGGACACGGGCCTGATTTCGTTAAAAGTCACCGCGCCGGTGATTGATGACGTGTCGGCCCGCGTGCGCACCATTGAAATCACGATGAACGCGCAGACCGGCAAGCTGACGCAAGTGGTGTCGGATGTATCGGGGCAGGGGACGCGGCTCACCGCCGCCGAAAGCCTGATCACGCAGCTGGCCAACAGCCTGAGCCTTAAAGTCGATGCGGTGTATGTCGACAACGCGTTGAGCGCGGTCAACAGCGGTACAGACAGAACACCAGCGATATCGCGTCGCTGGCGTCGGGCTGATCGATGCGCTGACCGGGCAGGCGACGACCCGGCAGCAGG